TCGATGTTGCTTGACCAATACAAATTATAATCCAAGGTATGCGTATATCGCACCAACGTATAAGCAAGCGAAAAGCATTGCCTGGGATTTCTTAAAATTTTACACCGAGAAAATACCTGGAACCAAATACAACGAAACAGAACTCAGGTGTGATTTTATAAACGGTAGTAGAATTACTTTACTCAGCAGTGAGAACCCAGATAGCATCCGTGGCGTTTACTTAGATGGAGTTATAATCGACGAGACGGCTCAGGTACAAGCATCACTAATTGATGAAGTATTAACACCAGCGTTGTCTGACCGTAAAGGTTTTATGGTTATGGTTGGAACTCCGCAATCAATGAACAATATATTTTATGACTATTATCAAAAAGCTCAAAATGATCCTAAATGGTTTTTGTATACAGCTAAGGCTTCAGAAACCAAAATTATTGATCCTGAAGAACTGGATAATGCACTTACCGTTATGGGAGAAGCTAAATTCAAACAAGAATTTGAATGTAGTTTTACTGGCAATCAACCTGGTTCAATTTACGGTGATATTATTTCTGATCTAGAAGAGAAGAAAAAGATAACTACAGTACCGTACGATCCAAGCTATTTAGTACATACTGCATTTGATCTTGGTTGGAAGGATGACACTACAATAGTGTTTTTTCAGGAAGTAGGTCATAGCATTAATATTATTGATTGCTATGCAAACAGAAACCAAGCTTTACCACATTATGTAGAGCTTCTTAAATCTAAACCTTATGTTTACGGAACGCATTATGCACCGCACGATATAGAGGTTACAGAGTTCACAAGTGGTCGATCAAGAAGAGAAGTAGCTTATCAATTAGGTATAAAATTTAGAGTGGTTAATAAAACACCGCTCGAAGATGGCATCCACGCAGTTAAGGTTTTGCTGCCGAGATGTAATATTGATCTTGATAATTGCAAAGACCTTGTAAATGCTTTGCGACACTATCATAGAAAATACTCTGAAAAAGAAAGAGTGTTTAATACAAAACCAGTTCATTCCTGGTCCAGTCACTATTGCGATGCTGTTAGAGTAATGGCAACTGGCTTTGAAGGATTAAAAGATACAAACATAACTAAACAACGAACAGCAATTAACGATTACAACATAATATGAGTTTTATAGCAAAAATATTTGGAATGGATCCTCCAGAAATGGAGCAACCACCTATTGATGATACTCCATCTTTTGAAGATGAACAAAGAGAGTTAGAGCAAAGAAGATTATTAGAAGATCAAGAGAAAAAAAGAAAAGGTAGAAGATCTACTATTCTAACTAGTGGTCAAGGTCTTAACGATATTGAAGACGAAAACATTAATCAAAAAACTTTATTAGGAGGCTAGTATGGGTGGATTTACAGGAGGAACTTCCTCAAATAATAATTCAGCTGGCGATAATTATCAAAAAGCTATTGAAAAAACTTATGGTTCGAAAAAGAAATCAACATCAAATAGAGAGACTTATAGAACATCAAAATCTTATCAGTCATCAGTAAGTGGATCAAAAGGTAGAAAAGCTAAAGAGGAAGCTAGAAAAGCAGTTAGTAAATCGAAATTAGATAATTACCAAATAGGTAAATCTAATACTGGGATAAAAACTTTAGATTTTGTTTTAGATGCTACGCAAAAAGGTAGGCAAAAAACTTTCGAAGTTAATAGAGATTACTACAAAAAAAATGTTGTTGGTAAGCCAGGTTATGAAGATACTTTTGAAGGTTACGAAAAATATATCAAAGGTCGTAGCACAGGAAATTTAGATGCTATGGGTAGAACCATTAATAAAGGTGATAAAGGAGGCGGTATAGAAATTGCAAATACAGCTGGCTCTACTGCTAAACAAACACAGCAAGCAGCCGTTGATGCTGCTCCTGATGGACCAACAAATGTTGAAATGCCAACAGAAGAAAGCGAAGCAGAAAGATTATTAAAGATTAAAAGAAAAGGTAGAAGAGCAACTATTTTAAATGTTCCTGATGATGAACTAACGTTATCTAAAAAAATTTTATTAGGTTAATATGCAAACACAAGAATTTCGACAACTCGCTAAAGAGTTAAAAGATAATTTATCACGTCTACAATCTAAAAGACAAAACTGGGAAAGTCATTGGCAAGAAGTAGCTGATTACATGCTTCCAAGAAAGTCAGATGTTAATAGAGAAAGAAGTAGAGGAGATAAAAGAAACGTTCAAATTTACGATAGTACAGCAGTACATAGTTTGGAATTATTAGCTAGTTCTTTGCACGGTATGCTGACATCTCAGGCCAACAGATGGTTTCAGCTTAGATATAAAGAAGCACTATTAAACGATAGCGATGAAGCTAAAGAATGGTTGGAAGATGCAATGGATAAAATGTACATTGCTTTTGCTAGATCAAATTTTCAAACTGAGATATTTGAAAATTATCACGATCTAATTGCCTTTGGAACTTCTTGCTTGTTTATAGAAGAAGACCAAGACGATATTATTAGGTTCTCTGCTAGACACATCAAAGAGATTTATATCACTGAAGATGAAAGAGGATTTGTAGATACAATTTATAGAAAATTTAAAATGACTGCTAAGGCAGCATTTGATCGATTTGGTAAAGATAAGTTAAGTAGAGACTTATTAGTTAAGTTTCAAAAGACACCGTTTGATGACGTTGAGATGGTACACGTTGTTAAACCAAGAAATATATTTGATCCTAAAAAATTAGATAAACAAAATATGCCGTTTCAATCCATTTACATGGAATATGAAACTGGTCACATAATTTCCATCGGTGGGTTTAGAGAATTTCCTTACGTCGTTCCAAGATACTTAAAAGCATCGAACGAAATCTACGGCAGATCGCCTGGAATGAATAGCTTACCTGACGTTAAAGTCTTAAATAAAATGGTGGAAGTATCAATGAAGGCTGCGCAAAAACAAGTGGATCCTCCTTTGTTGGTACCTGATGATGCAATGATATTGCCAATCAGAACTGCGCCTGGATCATTAAATTATTATCGATCTGGTTCAAGAGATAGAATTGAGCCTTTGAATATTGGAGCTAACAATCCGTTAGGTCTTAATATGGAAGATCAAAGACGAAGAGCTATCTCACGTACATTTCATGTCGACCAGCTGTTAATTCAAGAAAATAGAACAATGACAGCGACTGAAGTAATGCAACGTAATCAAGAGAAGATGAAAATTTTAGGTCCAGTAATAGGAAGACTTCAACAAGAATTATTACAACCTCTCATTATAAGAGTGTTTAATATTATGTTGAGAAACAAACAATTCTTACCAGCTCCTGAAGCATTATCAAATCAAGAAGTTGATATTGAATATGTATCTCCAGTAGCAATAGCGCAAAAAGGATCTCAACTAGAAAGTATTATGAGAGGATTGGAATTATTTGGATCTATTTCACAAATAGCACCAGTCACTGATTATATTGATGAGAATGGTTTGGTTAAACAAATTATAAATATTTTAGGCTTACCAGCGAAGATGATTAAATCTGACCAACAAGTCGAACAACTTAGAGCAGACCGTCAAGAACTACAAGCTGCTCAAGCACAGATGCAACAAGAAATGATGCAATCTGAACAAGCAAAAAATGCTGCGCCTCTAGTGCAAGCAATAAATGGCAAACAACAATAAATTAAAAGACTTAATAAAACATTACAAAATAGTCTTTGGATCTGATGAAGGCTCACAAGTCATCTCAGATTTAGAAAAACGATGTCACTATAACGTAACTACGTTTAGTAAAGACAGCACAACAGAAACCGCATTTATGGAAGGTCAAAGATCAGTTCTTCTTTTCATAAAAGCGATGATCTCAAAGAAGGAGTAAACTATGGATCAGACAACTGCAAATGCGCAATCTGATACTCAGCAAGAAGCTACAGTATTAGATCAATCGCAACCAACTCAAGAACAACAAGTAGATTTTCAATCTCTTATTCCTGAGGATTATAAAGAAGAAAAATCTTTACAGAATTTTTCAAACATGAATGATTTTGTAAAATCTTATTTGCACTCACAAAAATTAGTAGGTGCAGATAAAATACCAGTACCTAATAAAATGGCTACCGATGAAGATTGGAAAGCTGTCTATGATAGGCTGGGTAGACCAGAAACACCTGATGGTTATAAATATAACTTACCTAAAGAAACAAAGCTTGAAGAAAGTACGCTAAAAGCTTTTTCTGAAGAAGCACATAAGTTAGGTTTATTACCCAAACAAGCTGAAGGAATTATTAATTATTATAATTCAATAGCTGAACAATCTGAACAAGCAGCAACAGTTAATGAAGAAGCTGCTAGAGCAGAAGCTGAAGCCGAACTTAGAAAAGAGTATGGACCAGCTTATGATTTAAAAATAGCTCAAGCTAGAAATCTAGCGACTAATACATTTGGTCAAGATTTTCTACGTGATACAAAACTTGCAGATGGATCTGTATTAGGAAACCATCCACAAGTAGTTAGAGCTTTTGCTGATCTTGCTTCTAAAATGTCAGAAGATGGTATTGTTCAAGGTGAAGCTGCATCTGCTATGACTGTAAAAGAAATAGATGGTGAAATAGAAAGCTTAACTCAACCTGGTTCTGCATATTGGGATAAAACTCACATTAACCATCGTAAAGCAGTAAGTGAAGTTCAAAGACTTTATGAGCTTAAAAACAATGGCTAACGAAAAGTTTGAGCCTCAAGGTGATATTACAGATACTGAAATTAGACTTGAATGTTTAAGGCTAGCTACAGAATTTGCACCTGAGAATGAACGGAGAGATCCAATACCAGTTGCAGATAAATACTTTGACTGGGTAAAAAAAAATTCTAAGCGACAATCTAAAAAGACCGCTTCGAGTAAAGTCTAATTGCCGACTATAAAGGTAAAGATAAGAACCGTCTTTGACGGACAATCAAATCGATAAATCAAACATCAATCAACTAAGGAGGACATAATATGTCTAGCCAAATAACTACAGCTTTTGTACAGCAGTATTCAAACAATGTACAAATGTTGTCACAACAAAAAGGCTCGCTTCTTAGAGGAACTGTTGATACTGAGAGTATCGTAGGAAAAAACGCTTTCTTCGATCAAGTAGGTGTTGCAACGGCAGTAAAAAGAACTACTCGCCATTCAGATACACCCCAAGTAGACACTCCTCATAGTAGACGTAGAGTCAGTTTGGTTGATTATGAGTATGCAGATCTTATCGACAATCAGGATAAGATTAGAACTCTAATCGATCCGACATCATCGTATGCACTAGCTGCTGCTTATGCACTAGGTAGAGCGCAAGACGATGAAATCATTGCTGCTGCAAGTGGTACAGCTTTCACTGGTGAAACTGGTAGTACATCTACTGCTTTACCTGGTGCGCAAGCAATCACTGAAGGTGGTACTGATGGATTAACTATTGCAAAATTAAGAGAAGCTAAAGAGAAATTCGATAGCAACTCAGTTGATCCAAGTATCCCAAGATATATTGTTGTAGGACCAAAACAAATTTCTGATTTGTTAGGAACTACTCAAGTAACATCTTCTGACTTCAACACTGTAAAAGCGTTGGCGAACGGAGAGGTTAATACTTTTCTTGGGTTTAACTTTATAGTGTCAAACAGACTATCAATCGCATCTTCTAAAAGACTATGCTTAGCTTACGCTATGGATGGAATTAAGATGGCAATCGGTCAAGACTTAATGACTAGAATTGATGAGAGATCCGACAAAGGTTACTCTACTCAAATCTACGTTTGTCAGTCAATCGGTGCTACTAGAATGGAAGAAGAAAAAGTAGTCACAATTCAAGCTCACGAAGCTTAATCATAGGAGGATATAAATATGGCAAGTGTTAAAGGTGCAAATATCACTAACATGGATGCTACTCCTATCGTTAAAGTGAGTAGCGAAAATGCTGGTGGAAAAATCAGAGTATTTCACGATACTTATGAGGCTTCTTCATTAGCAAGTGGATCTGACATAACAATCGCTAGAATACCTAAAAATGCAACTATCCATGACGTTATCATTAAATGTGACGCTCTTGGATCTGGTGTAACTTTAAAGGTAGGTGATAGCGGAGACGATGACAGATACATCACAGTTGTAGGTACATGGAATGTAGCTGGACAATCTCAGTCAATGTTGGCTGGGAGTTCAACTGGCGCTCCAGTTCCAGCTGTAACTGGTTTAGGTTACAGAACAACTGCGGAAACCGACATCATAATAACTACTGGTGGCGCTGCTGCTACTAATACTATTTTTTGTTGGGTTATGTACTCAGTTGAGTAATCACTAACAACTTATGACTTGGCGGAGCAATCCGCCAGGTTACAGAATTTTTATGAAATATCTTTTAATTTTATATGTGTGTAGTTAC